AACTTACACTGGGGACATTGATGACGTTAAATATCTAAAAGACAAGCTGTTTGCAGCGCTCAAGGTACCACAGGCGTACTTGTTTAGGGGTGAAGGAGCAGAAGAAGACAAGACAACTCTTGCACAAAAGGATATTAGATTTGCAAGAACAATTCAAAGACTTCAGAGATCAGTTATATCGGAGCTAGAAAAAATTGGAATTATTCACTTGTTCACTTTGGGCTATAGGGCAGACGATCTTATTTCATTTAAACTGGGCTTAAACAACCCGTCTAAGATAGCGGAAATTCAAGAACTTGAGCATTGGAAAACCAAATTTGACGTTGCTGGTTCGGCAACAGAAGGATATTTCAGTCGCAGATGGATCGCCAAGAATGTATTTAGCATGTCTGATGAGGAAATTGTCAGAAACCAAAGAGAGATGTTTTTTGATAGGCAATTTGAGGCAGAACTTGAGGTAGTCGGCGCGGAAGCCGCTGCAGCCGCCGAGGGAGGGGGCCTTGGCGGTGACCTTGGTGCAGATCTAGAAGCTGAAGCAGGGGCTGATTTGGGAGCCGACATTGATGCCGGCGAAGTTGATCTTGGAACCGAAGAACCTGCACCAGAACCCGAGGCAGATCTTGAAGGTGAAGAATCGGCTTTATTGGCATCACCCCCGGGGAACAGAAACGTTCCTGTTGTAGATAAATCCAAGGGAAAAGTTTATACCCCTGTCACTGTTGATAAAAGAAACATCGGCGCCCGACACAGGAGCACAAAGGGTCAATGGAGTGATGAAACAGCCAGAAATACTTCTAGAAATGTGTTTAAGGGTTGGACAGACGGAATTAAGAATTTAACTAACTTAACCCTTGAGGAAAATGATACTATTTATAACGTAGAGGAAAAGAAACTTTTTGAAGTTAACCACAACGTTAGATCTTTAATTACTGAACTGGAGAAAAAGGATAATGAAAAGGCTTAAACATAATAAAAAGCGAAATACTGCTTTTCTTTATGAGACTCTTATAAAGGAACTTACTAAATCCGTAGTTGAAAAGGATATAGATAAGAAGGAAAAATTGAATTCTTTGATTAAAGAATGTTTTTCTAAAGGATCTATTTTATTTAAAGAATTAAGTTTATATAGGGCTCTTTATGAGACAGAGAACTTAGAATCTAAGACCGCTGAAAAGCTTTTAGAAGAGGTTAAGAAGATTCATTTTAGTTTAGATAAAGAAAAATTGTTTGAATCACAGAGTGTTTTAATTAAAAAGATGAACATGATCCTTTCGAAGGGAGTATATTCTAATTTTGTTCCCAATTATAAAAACCTAGCGACAATATATCAGGTCTTTAATGAGGAAACTCCGATAAAGAAGAGAATCTTGATGGAAGAGGGCATTATTAAATCTCTAACAGGCAAGTCTTCTGATACAAAAGATGAGATGAAGCCTATTGATAACATTGTTTATAGCTCTTTCGTAGAAAAGTTTAATAAAGAATATATCGACAAGCTTTTGCCAGAACAAAAGAATTTACTTAATAAATATATTACTTCTTTTATGGACAACGGCCTTGAGTTAAAAGTATATTTAAATGAAGAAATTGGCAATCTAAAAAATGAGTTAAAAAACTCAATCAGCATTCAGGAAATATCTTCAGACCCTGAAATGACAGAGAAAGCAAATAAAGTTTTACAAATGTTGGAAGAGTTTAAAACTGTTCAAGTAGACAAACTTATGGTACAGAAAGTTTTAAAGATTCAAAATTTAATTCAAGAGATTAAGAATTAATGGCAATTAAAATAAACATAACAAAGGATGAGACCCCAGTCCAGGCTACAATGGAGTTGAATATTCGTAAGACTCTGGCCGGCCACCTTATGATTATG